GGCATTTCCTTGGCAGTCGTGGGTTCAGTGCTGCTTTTGCTCGGCATATTCGGTGTGATTTTTCCAGAACAGAAAGAAACGGACTAAAAAATGGGTTTATTTCCTAACTTCAAACGATCATGGGGGCCGACAGACGACAGATGGTTTCGGAATGTTGTGGGGCCGACAACTGCCGGTGTTCCGGTCGATGAAGAAGAAAGCCTAAAATATACGACACTGATGGCCTGTGTGGGCCTTATTTCGGGCGATATTGCCAAGATGCCGCTGATACTATTCAGGCGCAAGAAAGACGGCTCAAAGGAGCGTGTGACCGACCATCCGCTTTATGAATTGCTGCATAACAAGCCGAATGAAGAATTAAACAGTTTCCAGTGGCGCGAAGCCAGTCAAGGGCATCTGCTGCTTTGGGGCAATACCTTCCATGACATTGACCGCAACGAAAGAAACCACATTGTCGGCCTGCATCCCATTTATCCCGGCATTGTCACTGTTGACCGAAACCGCAGCGGCGAAATCATTTACAAGTGGCGTGACGAAAACAACAACGAAGTTGTCAGGCTAAAGAAAGACATTTTTCACATTCCCGGTTTTGGGTTCAGCGGCTTGGTTGGCAAATCAATGATTCAGATTGCACGCGAAGCCATCGGCCTTGGATTAAGCCAGGAACAATATGCCGCACGATTCATCGGCAGCGGCACGCATCCGGCCGGCGTGCTGGAAATGGACGGTAGCCTGGGCGAAAAAGGCAGAAAGCAGTTCAAGGAATCATTTCAGAAACAATATGCCGGCCTTGGCAAGTCGCACAATGTCATGGTGCTTGAATATGGCCTGAAATACAAAGGCTTGTCGATGAACATGCAGGACGCGCAATTCCTTGAATCCCGAAAATTTCAAATGTCAGAAATTGCCGGGTTCTACCGGGTGCCGCCGCACAAGGTCGGTATTCACGGCAGCAATTCCAACTATAACAACCTCGAACAAGAAAATCAAAGTTACATTGATTCAAATTTAAGCCATTGGGTCAGTCGTTGGGAACATGCGCTGAATATGCAGATCCTAACCGAACAACAGCGCAGTTCGGGCTTATATTTTAAATTTCTTATGCACGCGCTTCTGCGAGGCGACATGACCGCCAGGGGTGAATACCAGCAAAAACTGTGGCAAATGGGCCTGCCATTCAACCGGATTTTGGAAATGGAAGACATGAATCCGGTGCCTGGCGGCGATGTTGGTTTTATTCCGCTGAATATGATTCCCGCAGACATGGCAGTTGAAGCCGCAGAAAAACAGATTGAACAACCAACGCAACCACCACCGGAACAGCAACCCGATGAGGAGCAAAAAGCCGTCAGGGTTGGCTGGAAAGGTGAAAACAGGGGAATTATGATACGAGATCGAATTTCTCGTGCATATTTCCCTTTAATCGAGCAAGCCGCACAAACCATTGTCAATAAGGAAGCAATTGCCATCAGAAAAAAAATAGGCCAACGGGAAGACTTCACGCAATGGCTGGGCGGCTTTTATGATTCGATGCCTGAATATATCAGGTCAAAGTTGGGGCCGGTGCTGACATCGTTTGCCACGACGATTATTGATGCCTCATATGATGAAATCGGTGGCGATGTGAAAGACCATCAAAGATTCATAAACAATTACATCGACACTTACACGGTTCGGCATGTGCAGTCATCCGTGGGGCAGCTTACATCAATAGACGGCGATGAAGAAAAAGAACCAACTGATTTAATTGTCCGTGTCGATGAATGGACGGAAAAGCGACCGGGCAAAATCGCCAGGAACGAAACAGTTAAACTTTCAAGCGCCATGTTTCAAGTCGTAGCATTCGGTGCCGGCCTATCAACAGTTTGGCGAATCAGGGGCAAGGAAACTTGTCCGTATTGCCAGGAATTTAACGGCCGACGTATTTTTACCGGCCAATCGTTTGTTGGCGATGGCGATAATGTCAAGCCAAAAGGCCAGGAACCAATGAAGATCAGGGGCACGAAGGCACACCCGCCATTGCATCAGGGGTGCGACTGCTATTTGGGGGTTTAATGAAATATAAACCCGGTTACAGAAAGGCAGTCATAAACAAATACAATACAAGGAAAAAGTCATGGAAGAAAGAAAAGAAATACGGATTGGAATTGCATCAGAAGTCAGGGCGGTCCGGTCTGAATCGGGCGACAGGGTGCTTGAGGGATATTCGGCACGATTTAATAAATATTCTGAAGACCTGGGCGGGTTTAGGGAAAAAATAAAACCCGGTGCTTTCAATGAGGCAATAAAAAATTCTGATGTTCGTGCACTTTTCAACCATGATCCGAACATCGTACTTGGCCGCAGCAAAGCTGGCACCCTGGACTTGCACGAAGACAACAAGGGCTTGTTCATGCGGGTCAAGCTGCCGAATACGCGCACAGCCGATGAACTGGTTGAAAGCATCGACCGTGGCGACATTACACAGCAATCCTTTGGATTTACAATCGCAGAAGACAGTTGGCGCACTTCTGAAAAGTACGGTGAAGTCAGAACGATTGAAAAAATCGGCACCCTTTTTGATGTGTCGGCGGTCACATTCCCGGCATATCCAGACACTACCGTTGCACTTGAATCCAGAACATTATGGAAAAACAACCGTGAATCCGATCCGATGAAAGGTGAAGCGGACGACGATGATAATGCCGATCCGATGAAAGGCAGGAGATCATCAATACGACAGGAAAAACTGAAAGACATTGACAACTTTATTAACAGGAGAACTAAAAAATGAAAACGATAGATGAACTTAGGGCGGAGCTTGACCGGGTTCTTACTGAACTTACTGAATATAGAGCAGCGATCAAGACTGAAAACCGGGAAGCCGATGACGACGATGTCAAGCACATGCAGGATCTCGTTGTCCAGGCCGACGATATTGAAGTTAAGATTGCGCTTGAAGAAAGGGTTCAGCAGAAATTCGCTAATGGCGAAAAATCCCAGGGCAAAGTTCAGAAGACAGACCCGCAGGAACGTGCTGCGAAAGAACAGCGCGACAGCAAAACCAGATTTACCAGCGACGGTGAATTTTTCGGCGCTGTTATGCGCGCCGGAATGCCGAATGGCCAAACCGATCCCAGGCTTTTGCCGCTTGTCGAAATGAGGGCAGCGTCCGGCTTAAATGAAGCCGCGCCATCTGACGGTGGTTTTTTGGTACAGCAGGACATTGCCGCTGGCTTGCTTAAAAACGCATTCCAGACCGGCGTGCTGGCTTCCATGTGCCGACAAATTACCATTTCCAGCAATGCCAACAGCATCAAGATTAACGGCATTGATGAAACCAGTCGGGCCTCCGGGTCACGACTTGGCGGCGTCCGTGGATATTGGGCCGATGAAGCAGATGCCTTCACCGCGTCTGCTCCCAAGTTCAAGAAGGTGACATTATCCCTGAATAAACTCCTGGGGCTGGCCTATGTCACCGATGAACTGATGGATGATTCTGCGGCGCTGGGCGGCATTATTCGCCAGGCATTTGCCGAAGAAATTGGATTCCAGCTTGATGATGCGATCATCAACGGTTCGGGCGCTGGTCAACCCCTTGGAATCCTGAACGGCGGCAGTTTGGTTGAGGCATCTTCAGAATCCGGCCAGGCAGCAACCACGCTCGTTTATCAGAACATCATCAATATGTGGGCAAGGCTTCTGGCATCATCCAGAAAAGATGCTGTTTGGCTGATTAACCAGGATGTTGAACCGCAGCTGTATCAGATGTCCCTGGCAGTCGGCACGGGCGGCGCTCCGGTGTATCTCCCGGCAGGCGGCGCAAGCGCGCAACCGTATTCAACCCTGTTCGGCAGGCCCGTGATCCCGATTGAGCAATGTCAGACACTTGGAACCAAGGGTGATATTTACCTTTGCGATTTTAAAAACGGTTACATCCTGGCGCAGAAGGGCGGCGTGCAGACCGACATGTCAATTCATGTGCGATTCCTTTACGGAGAAAACACTTTCCGTTTCCAGATGCGCATTGACGGTCAGCCGGTGTTACAGGAACCTATAACCCCATACAAGGGCAGCAATACACTTTCCCACTTTGTTGCACTCGAAGCCAGATAGGAGGATAGAAAAATGAAGCTTGCAGAAAATATGAAGATCGTTCCAGTTGCGAAAGCCTTGGATGTGTCAAGCGGAGCTACCAATGCCGGCGATAGTATCAACATGAAAAATTTTCACCATGCAACTTTTATCGTGTTGACTGGGACAATGGGCGGTGCAGACACCCATGTAAAGGTGAATAGTGGGGCAACGGCAGGTGCCGCCACAAGCGCACTGACTTTTAATTATGCTTTTGGTGGTGCGGCAGTAGGGACAGCAGTTGCTGGATCAACAGCCAGTTGCGATGTTCTGGCAGCAACGGCGTCAAGTGCAGACCTTTCGATCACTCACGGCACCTATGATGATTGGATGTTGGTGGTTGAAGTTGATGCATCCAAAATGGACATTGCCAACGGTGAAGAATGGCTGACCATCAGCTTTGACGATGATGATGGCGGTGCAACCGGAACGCTTGACTGTGTTGCGATACTTGAACCGCGATACAGTTCAAATCGTTCAATTACTTGCCTGGCATAGAAATCGTTTTAACCTCGTCGGGGGCATCTCGCCCCCGGCGCTTAACAAGTTTTAAGCGGGGTATATCATGAGCACGAAATGCAAATGGAACAACCAATTTCAACAGTTTTACAACACGCCGATGTTTATTTCTGCCGGCACTTTGTCTGAAAACTATGATGCAGATTCCGGCACCGAAGAAGTCATTTTCACAGAAACCATAAACGCCAGCACGTTTGATTCAACCAGTATGCACTTCAAGTTGACGCTTGCCGGGACAATCTCATCTGATGGTTCTGATGACGTAACCTTGCGGCTACGGTACGGGACAACGGATATTCTTGAAACCGTCGTGTCAGTCAATTTGCCGAATGAAGACGACAAGTGTTTCATCTTGGAATATTTTGGCCGGATTCATACCACCGGGGCCACAGGCAAGGTCGTAGCACAGGGCCGGTTGCAGAATGAAATGACCGCAATGGCCGACATAAAAAAGACCACGGCAGCGGCCGGCGTTACGGTTGACCTGACGGCAGACGGTTCAATCAATGTGACTTCACAATGGGATGATACCGACGCTACAACCGATATCGTGGTGACATACGGCGTGCTTGAGCTTTTTAACTAAGGGGGTGAATCATGACTGTTGTTTTTACAGAAGAAACCCACGGTAGTGTTAAAAAGATCGGTATGGCCTGGACAATTGGCAGCAGTTCCAGCGGCACAACCACCGGAACGACTTCCAACGGTTACAATGGCGCACTTGAAAGGCTTGTGACCACGCCAGACGGAAGCGCGGCACCATCGGCCAATTATGACATCGTCATAAATGATGAAGATTCAACCGATGTGCTAATGGGTGGCGGTGCAAATCGAAGTGCCAGCACGACAGAACAGGTGGCAGCGGCAAGCCTGGGTATTGTGGCCAACGATAAACTGACCATTACAATAACCAATGCGGGGTCAAGTTGTGCGGGTGATGCGTGGCTTTACATAAGGTGACACCATGGCAATTCTGACTTTATCCGAAGCAAAGCGGCATCTGAATATTGAGCTTACCGATACCGATAACGATGTTTATATCAGAAGTTTGGTGGATGCCGCGCACACAAGGATTGAACAGATTACCAAACGCAAACTGTTGACGCAGACAGTTACGGAATACTTTGACGATTGGCCGGACGGCGAATATTTCGAATTGCCGTATGGGAAACTTCAATCCGTGGCATCGGTAAAATACAAAGACAGTGACGGCGATGAATCAACATTCAGTTCTGATGATTACATTGTCGAAACCAACACTGAAAAGGGCCGCGTGGTTCTGGCATATGGTGAAAGCTGGCCGACCGTGACGCTGTATCCGTCAAAGCCGATCTATATTGAATATGTTTGCGGGTACGGCGACACCGGGTCAGATGTGCCGGATGATTTTATACACGCCATCAAGATGCAAATTTCAGATATGTATGAAGTCAGGGAAACAAACATTGTTGGCGTCGGCGTGACTATCAACCGCCTGGACACCGTCAAACACCTTTTACTGCCATACATTTTATATTAAAATTATGCAAGCTGGAAGCCTACGACATAGGATCGAAATTCAACACCGCACAGAAGCGTCAGACGGCATTGGTGGCAAGACGACGACTTGGACAAGGTATTGCTATGCAAGAGCCGGAATATGGCCGCT